TGGAGTAAGGTGACTCGCCCTCCGTTAAAAGGAAAGAAAAGAAAGCGCAGATCTTTAAAGGAATCTGATTGGAAAACTTACTGTGGATCAAGTGAAGCTGTTAAAGAATTGATAGAAGAGAATGGCTTAGATTCTGTCAAACGAGAGATATTACACTTATGTAAAGGAGCAGGAGAACTCTCCTACATGGAAACAAGGGAACAATTTGATAGAGAAGTTTTATTACGCGAGGATTATCACAATGGCATTATCGGCTGTCGTATTCATCATTCTCATGTAAAGCGGCTTAAAAAACAATGAAATATAATGCAATAATAGTATTTACAAACCCTCAATTTTAGTATATAATATTAATAACAAAGTAAACAATATATGATAATTATCGACTTCTCAGCAATATCAATCGCATCAGTATTTTCTCAACCAGCAAATACTTTAGATGAATCCATGATTCGCCACTTTATTCTTAATTCATTAAGGATGTATAATGTAAAATACAGATCAGAATATGGCGAGATGGTTATCGCCTGCGACCATAAAAGTTGGCGCAAATCCGTTTATCCAGAATATAAAGCGTCTCGTAAAAAAACCCGAGAGAAAAGTAATATTGATTGGACAGAAGTTTTTGGTATGATTGATAAAGTAAAACAAGAGCTTATGGAGTTTTTCCCTTATCCTGTGGTTCATGTTAATGGCGCAGAAGCAGATGATATTATTGCTACACTTGTTGAAAGCACTCAGGAGTTTGGTAAACATGAAAAGGTAATGATTGTTAGTTCTGATAAAGACTTTATTCAATTGCAGAAATATTCAAATGTTAAACAGTTTAGCCCAGGCCAAAAGAAAGCAGTTACCGATCCTTCTCCTGCGATGTATTTGTTCGAGCATGTTCTTAGAGGCGACGCTGGTGACGGCGTTCCAAACGTTCTATCAAGCGATGATACTTTTGTTACAGCAAAACGCCAAACTCCTTTAAGTAAAGTTAAGATTAAAAAATGGCATGAAGAATCAAAGACTAAAGATCTAAAAGATGTCCTTGACGAAAATACATATAGGAATTACATACGTAACCAAACTATGATTGACCTATCAAAGATTCCCAGCGAAGTAGTGCAAGATATCCAAGCCGAGTATCAAAAAGAAGAAAACCAAAAAAATGATAATTCAAAGATACTGAATTATCTAATTCAAAATAGATGCAACCAGCTCGTAAATTGTGCTGATGAATTCTTTATAAAATAATATAACAACTATGAAAAACCAAACATCGAAAAAATTTGTAACGCGTTTACCGCATGAAACTCTTGAAAAAGTTCAGGCGTCCAATAATGTTAAAGATCGAGTAAAAATCCTACAAGATGATGCTACCTTTGCTTTGAAGACAATTCTTCAAGTTAACTTTAGAGAGGATATTACTTTTGATTTTCCAGAAGGAGCGCCTCCTTATAAGAAAGATGAAAGCAATGTCCCTGGGCAACAATATAGATCTATTGAAAAATCAATTTCATCATTAAAAAATCTAGTAGCACAAAATAAAGCAGTTCCTACTTTTAAAAAAGAAGCAGGCCTTATTAGATTGCTAGAATCAGTTCATCCAAAAGATGCAGAGATTCTAATTGCAATGAAAGATAAAGATCTTAAAAGTCTATATAAAGGTATTACTTTGTCAACCGTTCAAAAGGCATTTCCTAATTTAAAGTTAGTTGCAGAATAATATGACATATGAATATACATGTTTAAGCTGTGAAGAACGATGGGATGGCCGTTATCCTGTAGATGATAGAGATATACCTTTAAGTGAGCCTTGCCCAAAATGCGGAGTTGAAGGACAGGTTAAAAGAGTTCCAACCGCGGTTCGAGTTTCATATGAAGGTTTTCAAAGCCCTATTACAAGAGCTGGTGGAGAATGGAATGACGTGCTTAAATCTATTAAAAAGGGAGCAGGTAAAAAATCCACTATTGAAACTAAATAATGTCTCTACGATCTTTATTATCAAAACCAATTAGAGGGACTACTTTTAATCATTTACCTACTTCAATTGGTTATGATGATTTGGTTTGCGAAACTAAAACATCTGGCAGAAAATATATAACTCCAGAAGGAACCGCATATCCAAGTATTACAACTGTTCTCGGTTCTTTAAGTAAAGAAGGAATCGAAGCTTGGAAGAAACGAGTGGGCGAAGAAGAAGCTAATCGAATTTGTCAACATGCATGCACTCGTGGAACAGCTATGCATGAAGCTATTGAGAGATATCTTAATAATGAAGAAGACTGGTTTACTCCAAATGAGATGCCAAACGTTAAAGCGCTGTTTAATGCGGTTCGCCCGATTCTTGATGAAAGAGTAACTAATATATATTTACAGGAAGGCGCTCTTTATTCTGATCATTTAAAACTTGCGGGCCGTGTTGATTGTATCGCTGAGTTTGATGGAAAGCTTTCAATCATTGATTTTAAAACCGCAAGACAAGCTAAGAAGAAAGAATATATTAGTAGTTACTTTATGCAAGCTTCTGCATATGCTATTATGTTTGAAGAAAGAACTGGTATACCAATAACACAAACAGTAATTCTAATGGCTGTTGATGATTCGCCCACACCAATCGTATTTAAAGAGAAACGCGATAACTATACAAAACAATTAATTGAAACTATACAAAACTACTATGACACAACCCGATAACAATAAAAGAAATGAAAGTGAACCATCATTAAAAGAAATAATATCGCCACGCCGTAACGATCCATTCGTTACTGACTATGGTACAATTTCTGATTTTTATATTTCATCTCAGATCGGTCCAGCTTCAGATTATATTGATTGGTTTCAAAGGATTCGTGCATCTCGTGAATCGGATATTCTTCGCTTCCATATTAATTGCACCGGTGGGGATTTATTTACAACCATTCAATTTATACAAGTTCTTTCAGAGACTAAAGCAACAGTTGTTATGTGTGTTGAAGGTTCGTGTATGTCAGCCGCAACTCTTCTATTTTTAATGGGAGACGAATTTACAGTATCTGATCATAGTGTATTTCTTTTCCATAACTACTCAGGTGGTGTTGTTGGAAAGGGCGCAGAAATTTATCATGGAGTAATGCATGAAAGAAAATGGACTGAAAAGCTATTACGTGAAGCTTATGAAAACTTTCTTACTGAGGAAGAAATTTCCCAACTTCTTGAAGATAAAGATATTTGGATGGATGCTCAAACCGTCGTTACCAGGTTAAAAGAAAAAGGAACAAAGAGTGATGATACACTAGTCAAGCCAAAAAAGAAAACGTCTAAAAAGAAAACCACTAAGAGAAAAACAATTAAAAAGAAATCATAATGAAACATACAAATATTAATAAACCAGATTACCACTTTAAACGGCGCTTAGCTTTTGGTATATTGGATGCAGTTGGCAAAGAAGAGTTAGATGAATTTCAAAAGGAGATTATGATTGATATTTCGGCTGAGTATGAATTTATTAAAAACAAAACTAGCAATTTATCAAAAATGCAACGCGATCAAATTGAACAAGCATATGTGGGTATTCAAAATACTTTAGCAAATCAAGAAGAAGACCAATTAAAAGAGGTGGAGGAAGAAGAGTAATGAAAACTTTAATATTAGCAACAAGTAAATTTTGCGGTCCTTGTAAACTTTTAAAAAGTGAGTTTGAAAAGAAAGGTATCGATATAGAATATAAAGATTCTATTGAAGATGTAAACTTTTTTATTGAAAATAAAATTAAAAGTGTGCCGACATTAGTGTTAATAAACGGTGATAAAATTATTGGAGCTGAAGCTATTATGAAAAGTTTGAAGGAACATTATATTTGATAAATAATATTATATCAAAGGTGACGTTGATATATTAATTCACTTATAATATAAATAATACTATGTCAACCAATATCGATTTGCATGCCGACAAAGGCAGCACTTTTTCTGTGGCCGTCAATGTTGAAAACAAAGACGGCTCTGCTTTTGATTGTACCGGCTACAATGTTAGAGGACAAGTTAGGAAAACTTATAAATCCGAATATGGAGTAAACCTTTCATGTGATTATATTGATCAAGCTGATGGTCTTATAGGTTTATCATTGACCTCAGAAGAAACCGCTGCTATGAAGGCCGGGCGGTATTATTATGATGCTGAGATTTTTAGTGACAGCGGCACAGTAATTAGAGTTTTAGAAGGTATCTTCGAAGTTAGCCCACGTGTTATTAGTGAGACTTCGGACTTGGGGCTGGGCGATAATACCGATCCAGTACCCGATTCGCATGCACTTAGGAGAGACAATCCTCATCAAGTTGCTCCTGATCAAATTGGACTAGGCAACGTAGATAATACAGCCGATGCAACCAAACCCGTATCTGGACCAACACAAGCTGCTTTAAATTTAAAAGCAGATCAATTAACTACATATACTAAAACAGAAGTTGATACAAAAGTTACTAATTTAATTGATTCCGCGCCCGGTGCATTAAATACTCTTAATGAATTGGCTGAGGCTCTTGGCGATGACGAGAATTTTGCATCTACTGTCAACTCGGCTATTGCTAGTAATTCAAGTGGAATAACAGCTTTAAACAGTCATGCCTTAAGTAAAACCAATCCGCATGATGTTTCTTTAGAACAGTTAACTGATGTTGATTTTCTTTCAAATCCGCCGGCGCAGGGCCAAGGTATTCTCTATGATACAGATTCTCAAACATGGGTAGCTGCAGATATTGAGGGTGGTACAGGAACAGGTGGCCCAGTAGAATTAACTGACCAAACTCATTCTATATATGTTTCTAAGACTGGTAATAATATTAACCAGGGTTTAAATATTGATGATGCAAAATTAACAATAACCAGTGCTGTGAATGCAGCGCAAACTTTAATAGCTGAACCAGGGTTTGTAGGAAGTGTAAGAATTGATGTTTTAGATGGTGGCAGATACTTTGAAGGAAATGTAAACATTTCAGATAACATTCACGTGTTTGCGCCAACATCAACATTTATTGGAAACCTTACTATTGGTAATAATTCATCCTGTGTTATTGATACTCATTATGCCGACACAAACACACCTGGCTCCACTTTAGTTAATTTTGTTAATGCAACAAATTCTTACTATACTGCTAATACTTTAGATATGCGAGGTGAAGCCGGTTCACAAACCGGTGGCATTGGTATTAGGTCTGAACAGAGTATTAACAGGTGTAAAGTAAATATTGGCGAGATTTATATTCCAACTGACGCAAAAGGATATCAAAGTGATGAAGACGGTAATTTAACTTTCGGCAGAGTAAATCTTACAGGCGATAACTCATTCGCGTTTTACTTATTTGGCGTAGATGGAAATGCAAAAACTGATATAACATGCGGGGAAATTATTGCATCTCCAATAGGCAGTAATACTATGGCCGTTTACTGTAATACTGATAATTCAAAAACAACTTTAATATGTGGCCAGATAGATGTAGCTAAAGTTTATTCTATACCAAAGGCAACAGCTGAACTTTATATAATTTGCCCTAAAATTAATGGTGATAGAACTCAAAATATTATTGGAGTTGTAAAAGAAATTTCAGATATTACTTTTGATTTAAAAGCAGACCAAACCGCGTTGACCGCACACGTTTCTGATGAAACCAATCCTCATAGCGTAACTGCTACTCAAGTTGGTTTAGGCAACGTAGATAATACGGCCGATTCAACCAAACCCGTATCTGGACCAACTCAAACTGCTTTAAATTCAAAGGCCAATTCATCTGATTTATCTAATCACGTTTCTGATTCAACTAATCCTCATACCGTAACTGCTACTCAAGTTGGACTTGGTAACGTAGATAATACATCTGATATTAATAAACCAGTTAGTACAGCAACACA